CAGATAACTGGTGGAGAATGGGAGACGGTGACACATTCCCAACTATTGAAGATCAAATAAGCACGCTTGATTTTACAATGTTCAATATGACCGTTGGCGATATAGTCAACGACACACCATAAGGATCTATTATGCCAAGCGTAAACGAACTACTACAAGATATACTAAATCAAACAACAAGCACCGCGGCGTTAGCTAATCGAGTCACAATAACTCAAGCTTCAGACTTTGGTGTTATAGATAGCACTAAAGAATACTTTCTTGACGGTGTTATAGACTTCACAGGCGCAGGGTTAAGTATAGAGGTGCCATCAGGGGGTATTTATATAACAGGGTATAACTTTGATACATCAGGCTTAAAATGTACTGATGCAGCATTCACCCTTTTTAGCTCTCCTGTTGGTGGCTCTGGTAATATTCTATTCAAGGATTTTTTTATTGATATTCAGGGTGCAGGCTCTCAGGTTTATGACTTGGTGGGAGATACTGGTTTTGAAGCAATAGAGATAGACAGAATTAACTTTAATAACTGTACATCGATTGGAACTGTTGACACTTACCGCCAAGGGCTAGAAACTGGAACAGGTCGCTTCGGTGGCACTCCTGAGCTTACACTAGCTGGTACATGGGTTGGTGGTTACTTTATTGATACATCTATAATCAGGTCGTTATCTAATTCAGCGTTTTCTTTATTTAAAGCTGGTGCTGGCTTTGTGATGAACTCAAGATTCAGAAGTAATATGAATTTAGATTTACCAGCGCTTGCTAACTTCTTGGACTTTGCACCGGCAAACTTTACTAACCCTTCAACGCTACAATTAGAACAATGCTTAATTACAAGAAATGGCGTTTTCGATGCTAACGATTCAAACCTAACGCCTAATATATCAGCTGGTGATTTAGAATCGTCATGGTCTGGTAACACTGGATTACCTAATACGTTTGAAGGTGGCGCAATTGGCGTAACAACCACAACAGCAACAACAATAACTGTAGATGGTCAGTTTGAAGATCTTGAAGCCACCCTGTGGACTGCTGCGGATTTGCAACACTTTGATAACCCGGCAGGAAGCCAGTTAAGACACCTGGGTAGCTCACCAAGAGAATACAAGGTTATTGCGGCCTTTACTTTAGAATGCACAGCTAATAACTTTTTAACTTTGCGTGTGACAAAGTGGGATGATTCAGCAAGTTCATTCAATACGGTTTTAGATCAGACAAGACAGGTAAATAACTTGCAAGGTGGGCGAGATGTAGCTTTTTTTAATATAAACATCAATGCAGAGTTAGATCAAAACGACTACATAAAACTAGAAGTTGCTAACATAGGTGCGACCAATAACATTACAGCGGAAGCCGATAGTTATTATGTTATAGAGGAAAGATAACAAATAATAATAAAATATAGCCCCGAACTTTACCCGCTAGTTACTCTCCGTTCTAGTGGGTTTTTTTTCACCTCCAATAAATGTTATACTCTAGTTATCAAACAACAGGACATAAACCAATGAGCCAAAACTTAGTAATTGCAAATAAGGATAATTTAGTCGTATATGTATTTGGTGGTATAGATTTAACTCTAGCCACTGACATTAAAGTGCAGTTTGGTGCTGAAAGTTATTCTTTATTATTAGATCCCTTGATTGTGATTGTAACCTCCGCGACAGAGTTATCATTAAATCTATCTGCAACCTTAGAGGTTGGCAAAGTCTTCTCTACTGTTACTTATTTTGATGGTACTAGCGTTAACGGTTCAGATATCACGTCAAGAGAGTTGGCGAATAGCGATCAAATCGTTGTAGCTATCGGCACTCAATTAATTATTGAAGATGGTTCAGTAGTTGCTGATGCTAACTCATGGGTTACTGATGCAGAATACAAAGCCTTTGCTAAACTAAAAGGTTACTCTATTCCAGCAACGCAGCCCGATAGAGAGGCTAATCTTGCCAATGCTTATGACTTTATTAACTTTACTTATGAGCAGCAGTTACAGGGCTGGAGAGTTACACCCCAAACGCAAACGGGTTGCATGCCTCGCTCTAACATATACGCGTATGGTGTATTAGTTGCTAACGACTCAATACCACAAGACTTTAAAAACGCTCAAATGTTAGCGTCTTTCTCTATTAATGATGGTGTTGATACTAACGCGGTTAAAGATAGCGCAGACTTGGCAGGGTTTAGCGTTGGTCAAAATGCGTATAGCGAGTCATATCAATCAGGCTCAAGTACGCCAACACTTGCACAAATGCCGGCAGTATCTAAGGTGTTAAAGCCTTACACTAATGCTGGTTTAAATGGTGGTGGATTGTATCGTGATGATACGGGGTACTTAGGATAATGGGTGCCGCACAGATACAAAAACGAATTAAAGCAGGGTTAAAGCGGGCGCAGAATAAAACTGGCTCACCTACTTCTGATAAGGTTTATCTTGTTAATAAGGTTACTACTGCTGGAACTCCGCTTGCTCCAGGTACAACAACAAACACTAACATTGAATTAACAAACGCTATCTTTATTGATTACGACGCCAAGCATTTTGATATTAATATTTTAGCTGGTGATAGGCGTTTAATTTGTGACAATGTGACGATAGTTAAGCAGGGTGATGAAATTGTGCAAGGTTCATTAACTTATTACGTTGTTAGCATAGCTATAATTGCGCCCACTTCTGATGTGCTGGCTTATATGCCACAGCTAAGGTTAAAATAATGCCATTACTTGGGCGTGAGAAAGTACAACACGAATTAGAGGTTGGTATAAAAGATCGTATCAACACTAATTTAAAAGGCGTTTATCTTTCTGGCTTAGGTAATATTATTGCAGGAACTCCAGCCGATAAAGGTGTACACAGAAATTCATGGTTTTTAAGTGTTGGAATTCCGTCAGGCGCGACAACTACAAGTAAAAGCAAAACTGGTGCTAACTCAATTAGACAGCTTGCTAAGATGCCAGCGGTTGTATTGGGTAAGAAAGTATTTTTTACTAACAGCGCTCCAGCAATAATCATATTAGAAGTGGGCGGCTTCCCTGACCCAGTTAAGCGAGGTTCATACATTAAAGAGTCAAAGAGTTACGAAAAACTTTCTATCGGAGGCTTTAGCAAGCAAGCCGAAAAGGGTTGGGTTAGAATAACACTGATAGCAATGGCTAATAAAATAAGGTCACTATGAACGATTACAATATACTTCAAGCGCTTAGGGGTGTGTATGTCACATCAACTACCACCACTAGCGATAATACATCATATATAGACCCTCCTGAGTCTTTTTCCCCTTACGGTAAGCCACTGTGGTTTGATGAGGACTTTATACCTGCCACTAGTGATACAATGGGGAAGACAAAACAGTCTGGAGATTCGGACAGAGGTATTTATCAGATAACCGTATACACACCAATTAACGTCGGTGATTATGGCAAATCAATGTCTGATGCAGTTAGTGCGATAAAGGCCGTATTCTTCAACGGTGCTAGTAACGTGTATCAAGGGCAAAAAGTTGATATACTAGACGTAACTGCTCAAGGTCAATCAGAGAATGAATCATGGGTAAGGCGCATAATCTCAATTAACTATCTGACATTTTCGTCTAGATAAAATAAGTTTTTAACATTAAAGTAAGGTAGGAATAACATGGCTGGTGAAATTAACACTACGAACACATTAGTTCAAAACAGTTCAGGCGTAATCGTTGGTCAGGGTTCTTTTACTCACACCTTCGCTGGCGCACTTATTGATATTAGTAACAAATCATACGACGACTGGATCACAAATTTAAACGGTGAGCTTTCAGGTAAACAGCATGTATTTGCTGGTGAATTCGTTTACAACAACGATGCAGAGTTTCGCAGCACAAGAACAGATACCTTTGTAGGCGCTCAAGATACCTACACACTTATCTATGTAGGCTCTGGCACTGTGACAGACGAATCATTTACGGGTTTGTTTACTCCTAACGCATTGAGTGACGACTTAGGTCATGGCACTGCTGGCAAAACATCTCTATCGTTTACATCTAGCGCAGAAGTAACCAGAACTGCACCGAGTGACGTTTAATGATTAAGCTCTGCTATGTAGAGTATGAATGGAAATTATCACAAGGCGCGTGTAAATCTTTCTTTGATAAAACAGGGTTAGATTTATATACCGTCTTTGGTGATTACGTAAACGCTTCTTTTGATTTGGTCGGTAAAAACCTAATACAGGTGATGCAAGCTTATGCAAAGCTTTACCCAAAAAAGATAGCTGACCAAGCGTTTCACTCAATAATTAACGCTGCAAATCCTGAAGTTGATCTAAAGGAAGTTGAAGATGCTACATATAGAGTTAGTTGGCAGTTAAGTGATCGGCCTGATGATTTATCAGAGCCGTGGCCTGTTGTTATGTATCAAACCGCATTGTCTATTAATGATTACCTGAATAAAAACTTACCTAAAAAAAAAGACACGGATATCTAGGTAGTTCAGTGACCAAGGATAATACCCCTTTTGACTATTGGGGCTTATTCAAGATAAGCGTTAAGCAACTAAGTATAGCTCCCTCTGAAGCGTGGGGGTTAGACCTTGTTGAAGTAATACAGTTAACAGACCAACAAAACAAAGAAAGCGTTGATACTAGTATCATGCTTAACTATAAAAGACACTTAAACGGAGCATCTAAAAAATGGCTTCAGTCAAAGGGGTAATGTATTGCTACTGAAGAACTAATAGTTTTACTTGACGCTCAAACTCAAAAGTTAGATGCAAAGTTAAAAGCTACAGAGAAAAGGTTAGATGACTTTGAGGGTAAAACTAAAAAGTCAGATGATTCACTGTTAAGCCTTTCTGATACAGCCAAAAAAGCCGGTGCAGGACTATTGAAAGTTGCCACTGTTGTTCTTGCTGTTAACGCAGCAATCAACGCGATGGTGTTGGCATCAGCTAAAAACCGCAAAGAGTTAGAGTTACTATCGAAGCAAGCCAAAGTTTCAACAGAGGATTTTCAGGCTCTCGCATTTTCAACATCTCAGTTTGGTATTAATGCCGAGCAAATAGCAGATATATCAAAAGACATAGCTGACAAGGTAGGGGAGTTTTCCGCTGCTGGTACTGGTGCGTTTCAAGATTACGCTGACGTTATTAAATTAACCAAAGAAGAAGCACAGCAAGCGGCTATAGAGTTTCAAGGGTTATCATCTCAAGAGGTCATAGGTAAAATGGTCTCTGAAATGGAAAAGGCAGGAGCAACAGGCGATCAAATGACCTTTGTTCTAGAGTCAATGGGTAATGACCTGTCAAGATTACAGCCTTTATTTGCTAATAACTCTAAAGAACTTGAGAAATTAAAAGATAGATTTAAAGCGGTTAACGAAGAGTTGCAAATAACAGACGTACAAGCTGAAAAACTAAAAGAGGTAAGTACATCTTTTGAGTTAATGACCGCTCAAATTGGCAACGCTGCAACAGCAATTAGTGCGACCTTAGCGCCTGTTATGGATGACTTCTTTAATGATGTTATTAGCGTCGTCCCTGATGCAACGCAAACAATTATAGACTTTGCCAATTCATTTTTAGACGCTGAAAATATAAGTTCAATAGCTGGCGTTAATACTCAAATTCAAGAATCGCAAGCTAGGATAATTGACTCGCAGCAGAAAATTAATGACTTAAAGAAAGCGTCGAATAGCTTCTCTAAAGATGGTGGAGAGTTTAACGTTCGCGCTCAAAGGCAATTAGAAGAGTCTATCGAAGCAGAAAGAACTAGAACAGAAGAATTAAACGATCAACTTGTCGTACTTAATGAGCAAAACAAAGCGCTTGAAGATGCCAATACATTAAAAGGTGGAGAGATTGGCGGGGCAACTGGTGAAGGTGCTCCTGGTGGTGTTGGCACTGGCGATCAAATAGAAGCTATAGCAAATAGATTTAAGGAAGAAGAGGAATTATTGATAGAAAAGTTTGATCGTGAAATTGAACTAATCGGTGAAAACAACGAATTAAAATTAGAGTTAGAACAAGAGCTATTCGATAACTTACTCGCTATAGATGAAAACTTTAACAATGAAAAACAAAAGCTAGCTGATGCAACTTTAAAGAAAGAAGAAAAAATAGCAAAAAATAAAGCTAACACTGAAAAGAAAATAGAATCACAGAAATTAGCATTAGCAGGAAGAACAGCACAAACGCTTCTAGCCGCTGGACTAAGTAGCCAACAAAAACTATTTAGCATAGTAAAAGATAGTGCAGCTTCGCAAATAGAGGCTTATGGCTTAACGGCTGGAGCTAGAGCTCTTTCTGAGCTAGGTCCGATTGCTGGACCTCCTGTTGCCGCTGCTTATATCGGTTGGTCACAGGTTGCCGCTGGAGTGGTTAGAGCAATGCCTATAGGTGGGAGTGGTGGCGCTTCTTCTCCAACTAATGCAGGTAGTGGCGGTGGTGATACTTCATCACAGCAAACACAACAAAACTTTCAAGAAGAAACATCTTCACTAGAATTAACTGATGCTAGCGCTGGTGGCAGTCAAACGCTAAACATAACAGTTCCAGACGGTGACGAAATAGGTCAAGCAATAGCTAACTGGCTTAATCAGGCTAAAGAAGAAGGGCGTACATAATGGCTGAATTAGCAATATCAACTTCAAACGTTTTAATTGATGTGACTCCGACGGTAACTGATTTAGGTATTGATGAGGTTGCGGCTAACGTATCAGACCCCGATCATTCATTAAATGTTACTGCCGGAACTAGCGCAAGTAATTTTGCATTTAGCTATGGTGCACAAACAAGTATTAGCTATGTTGCAATATCTGGACAGACGGCGGCAACACCAGCGTCAGCAACTATAGAGCTATATGATGACACCACGCTAATCGATACAGTAACAATCACTCGTAACAATAATATAATGTTTACATTTGCAGAGATGAGTTTCACAGATTTAATAGTTAGATTTGTAACTGTACCAAACAACTATCAAATGACTGTTAGCTTTATCGCTGCCGGACAATACTTGGCAATCGAAAAAGGTCAGCAGGCAGGTTATGCACGAAACTGGCTAAATAGGCACGTAACACAAAGAAGCAATAGCACATTGGAAGTGGGCCCGATATCATCAACACAAAGATCTAAATCTTTAAAAGGTACGTTATCACTTCCTAATGAGTTGGCTATATTCACTGAGGGGACTTGGCAAACGTTTATAGACTTTAGCTTTGAACAGCCTTTCTTTATTAAAGAATTTGAAGGTAAGCCTGAATCTAGTTATATTTGTTATGACCCTATGCCCGGTGTTAAATCTCACCCGCAAACACCCACACTAGATGTGATAACTTTAAAATTCACAGTATTTAACGGGTTAACATAATGAGTACTTTTTTAGCAACTCAGGGCATGAGAGTACAACGTCACTTTGAAGTGTTTGAAATTGACCTACCTGTTATTACCGGCACTTGTACACTTGGCTCATCTGATGGCTTTGGCACTCCTTTAACTTGTGATCAAGCTTGGACCAATGAATACAAAACGTATTATTTTACTAATGAAAACGCGCCTATTTTACCAAGCATTAGCGGCGAACCTATTTACAGGTGCATGACTGCTATAAAAGAAAACACTACGGAGTTAAAGCCAGGGGATGGACTATCTGCTAGGGGCTCTTTAACAATTACCTTTAACGACTTTACAAAGCAAGACCCTAATATTGGGGCGGCTGGTGTAACTACTGCCGTAAAAAATCAGGGTACATTCTTTGGTAAATTAGACGCACGACAAATATTTGAAAACAAAGAGGTTAGGCTTAAACTATATTGTGTTGAAAGTGACGGAACGATAGATTTAGCCAATGGTGCTGAAACTAGATATTATGTTGCTGACTTAAGTTAAACCCTAAAAACGGTAAGTGGTCGTTAGAATGTAAAGATGTTTTATCGCTAGCTAACTTAAGTGAGAAGACATGGCCCATATCATCAGGCGGCTTTATTCGCTTAGATGTTGACGACTCAGTAACCGCTATCCCAGTTGACGGTGACACAGATTACTCGAGCGCTGTATTTGTCAGGTACGGTGATGAAATATCACAAATAGTAAGTGTTACTGATAACCTAACCGCTACAGCAGTATTAAATGTTACTACTAGAGGCGGTGATTTATTCGCGCCTGTATCTGCGGTGTTGTTAACTGAGACATCAGCAAGCAGTCATAGCGCCGGTGATGAAGTATTTATATGTGAACTTTCAGATGATGAAACAATCGACGACCTACTAACTAGAATTTTAGTTGATAATGATTTGGATGTATCTTTAATTCCTGCCACCGAATGGGCTGACGAGGTCGCAGAGTGGCACTCTACAGATGTAATTAACACATTACACACTGAGTCAGAAAGCGTTAACACAGTGCTAAATAGAATACTAACCGGTTACTTGATGGATTTATGGTTTTCTACTACTGAGAACCTAGTTAAGCTATCAGCGATAAGCGTATGGAAAGAGTCAACAGCTACACTTGTTGAAGGTAAGGAAATAAATTCTTATACAATTAACAAAACACCTAAAAAGGCAATTAGAGCATCAAGGGCATTAGTTGTTTACGATAAAAGAGATTTGGCATTTAGTGACGATACACCAAGCTATAAAAAAGCCAGTCAATTTGCTGACAATACTCTAATTAGTGACGCTCTATTTTCTGAGCATAAAGATAAACAATTTGATAATAACTTTCTATTAACTGAAGATGCAGCCAATTTATTAACGCAACGCTATGTAAGTAGATTTAAGTTTACGCCTTTTGTCCGTCCATTCAAGACTGAAGAAAGAGCTTTGACATTTAAAACTGGTGATGTTGTTGACTTGGTTACTTCTGTTGACCAAGCGGCAGACGGTTTACCATCTGGAAATATACGCGCTCAAATATTAAAGATAAATCCACGTTATGAAAAAGACGGTAGAATTTACGATGTAACAACTATGTCATATGAAGCTGCTTTCAATAGCGGTACAGAGATTGTTTTAAATGAGCCATTGGGTAGTGTAAATCTTTACATACTCGCTGGCGCTCCTAGTCAATCGGTAGATTTAACGTTTATTTTAGACGGTACGTATTCACAAGGTGCAACAGCAATTAGGGCTGGTGCTTTTGCTTCTGGCTCAAAACTTACAATCATTATGGTTAATGGTTTTGACGGGCAAGCAGATGGTGGCGCTGGCGGTAGGGGCGAGAGTATAGAGTGGAACACTGAAACACTAATGCTTGTTACAACTGCTATCGCGCAAGACGGAACTGAAGGCGGGATTGTTTACGATGCTCAAGGAGTAGACACAGATATTTACTTTAGCGGTGCAACTACTTCTGTGGCATACCCTGTAGCAGATGGCTATATTCGCGCCCCAAGTGGTGGCGATGGTGGTTTTGACAAAGTAGGCTCTGATATAAATGCAACATCTGGAAATGGTGGTGACGGTGGTGACGGTAGATCTCCAGGTGAAGGCGGCCTTGCTGGTTTGGCTATTGCCGGAAACTTGACATCTGGTACAACAGGTAGCAACGGAGAAATAGACGGTTCTGGTTCAGGTTGGGGTAATGCTGGCGCTAACAATAACGCAACAGGTGGTCTTGCTGGTAGTGGTATTGTTGATAATGGTGCAACAGTGGTTCTATTCGGCTCTACTGCCCTTAGATATATCAACGGTCAAGGTTCACATCCTTAATATGTTACAATTAACAAAATTAAATTATAAGGTTTAATAATGAAAGAATCGTTAGTCGAAAAACTTAACAGGATGCAAGAAGGGATAGATTTGTTAAAAAACAAGCCTACCCCTAAACCTGTCAATTACAAAGAAGGTATTTCTCTTTTAGAAGAAGCCAATAAAAACTTAAATAAAATACTTGATGATTTAAATAAAAAATATGAGCTTTTAGAGCGAGAGCTTGATTCGTTAAAGAATAAAAAACCTGTTAAACAAATTGATTACAGTGAAGATATTAAAAAGTTAAATGTTCGT